TAACAATGAAAAGAAGAATCGTGATGCGATTCCTAGTATTCTCTCTGATGCTCTTGCTGTAAGTTTTGATAACAATATCGGTCACGATTATTTGCAAAACTATGAAGAACGGTATGAGTTTTATCACCGAAAGGAGGACAAAATTGAATTTGATCTTGAATATTTTAACAAAATCACGAAAGGTGGTCTACCTAATAAGACTCTCAATATTTGTTTAGCGGGGACCGGAACTGGAAAAAGTTTGTTTATGTGTCATATGGCTTCTTCTGTTTTACTTCAAGGTAAAAATGTATTATACATCACTCTTGAAATGGCAGAAGAACGCATTGCTGAACGAATTGACGCAAACCTTTTGAATGTTCCTATTCAGCAATTGATTGACCTTCCTCGCCAGATGTTTGAGAATAAGGTCACTAGTCTCTCCAAAAAAACTCAGGGGACTCTTATAATTAAAGAGTATCCAACTGCATCAGCACATAGTGGGCACTTTAAGGCACTTCTTAATGAGTTATCACTTAAGAAGTCATTTAGACCTGATATTATTTTCATTGATTACCTTAATATATGTGCTTCCAGCAGGTATAAGTCAAATCTTTCTGTTAATTCATATTCGTATATTAAGGCAATTGCAGAAGAACTTAGAGGACTCGCGGTTGAATTTAATGTGCCGATTGTCTCCGCTACTCAGACCACTCGTTCAGGTTTTGGTAGTTCTGATGTTGAACTTACTGATACTAGTGAGTCCTTTGGTTTGCCTGCTACTGCTGATCTTATGTTTGCCCTTATTAGCACAGAAGAGTTGGAGCAGTTGGGACAGATTATGGTAAAACAACTCAAAAACCGCTATAATGACCCCACTATCTACAAGCGTTTTATTGTAGGTATTGATCGTGCTAAAATGCGTCTTTATGACTGCGAACAAACAGCACAAAAAGACATACTTGACTCTGGAAACGAAGACGAGTATAATGATACTGAAGAAAAGAAACCTAAAAAATCATTTGAGGGATTTAAATTTTAATGGAACAAAAACACGTTAATTTTGATAAGTACGCTGAGTTTGTGGATGCCGTAACTTCTGACGCATCGAAGGACTTTCTTGCTCTTTCTGATCGTCTGGTTCAATTGGATGAAAAGGGAGCAAATATTGAAAGACTTTTGACTGCTGGTGTTGGTATTAATGCTGAAGCAGGTGAGTTTCTTGAGATTATTAAAAAAATGATCTTTCAAGGAAAACCTTTTAATCAAGATAATAAAGAGCATCTTATTATTGAACTTGGTGATGTAATGTGGTATGTTGCTCAGGCTTGCATTGCACTTGATGTAACTTTGGATGAAGTCGTTGCTCGTAATGTGCAGAAACTTCTGAAGCGTTATCCAGAAGGTGCTTTTGATGTTTACTTCTCTGAAAACCGTGCTGCTGACGATCGATGACTAAAGAAAAACAAGTAACACTTAAAATAGATGTGAGGTCTGCTGCAGCAGTTCGTCAAGTTCTTTTTGAACACCAAAAAGGTCACAGTTATGAGTTTGCGTCAGAACGCATTACTGATATTCGCAAAGTTATTCAAGAACTTGATAATAAAATTGGTGAAGTAGTCACTGAATGACCCTTCGGGGTTTTCTGGGGAATTAGCTCAGTTGGTAGAGCACCTGCTTTGCAAGCAGGCTGTCAGGAGTTCGAGTCTCCTATTCTCCATTTCTAAATAGAATATAATAGACTAAAAGATAGAGATGAAGTCTTTCGGAGATTTTATATTTGAGTGTAATGAATCCTTAATCAAGGATGCTAACTTTGTGCTTGAAAATTTTATAAGAGGAGATATAACATTAGAACAATTTTCTTTTCTTTTGTCTGAAGGAAAGTTTGATAGAGAAAAAGCATTTGAAATAATGTGGAATGATTTTTCCACAGATCCAGAAATCAATCAAGAATTACGTAGAGCTGCTGAACTGTTAGATACGATTGATTCTCCCGAACCAAAAAAATATTTAAAGAAAGGAAGTAAAGATATTAATCCTGAGTGGAAAGAATGGAAAAAGAATCAGTCAGATGATCCAGAAGAAGATTCTAGAGGAGCTCAGATATTTTTAAGTAGAGCGGCAGAATTAATTAAACAAAAAATTGATGATGTTAAAGATGATCCAGATCATCCGTTAAATTTCAAAAATGCTGATGAGAATAATTTTGCTATGGGTAGGGGCGATACGGAAAGAAAAAGAGATAAAGATGCAAGTTCTTATTATGGACAGTTGGAGGCAAATATTGGTGCAATTATAGGTGCGACTGCTGAAAGGAAGACAAGAAATGCTATAAAGAATTCGTGGACTGTTTCTCCTGCAGGTGCAACAAGTAGTGAACTTAGCACTACAGTTAAAAGAGGTGGGGAAGGTAGAACATCTGGAACTTCCAAAGCAGATTGGAAGATAGAAGGTCCTAATGGAGAAACAATAAGAGTCAGTGGAAAACAAGGTGATGCTACTGACTATTCAACTAGTGAATCTGGAACAATACGGGGTGTTGGGGCAATCGTTGCCAAAGCTATGTCTAAAAAAGAAATACAATATAGACCATCGAAAAAACAATCTGGTGAGACCGATGCAGAGTATAAAGAAAGACAGTCTCAAGAGAAGTCTGAAGTTAGACAGAGACAGAGAGAAAGAGAATCTGAATTACTAGCAAAAAGCGATAGAGTTGCATCGGCAGTTGACTATCGTGGTAGAGATTCTAATGAAATAGAAAGAAGAAAATCTCAAGCATCAGATGCTGAATCCAATCTTGAACCAGAACAAAAACGTAGAATAACACAAGCTCATGCTAGTGGTGAAGGACAATTCAGAAGTAAAGAGGGTGAGGCTCAAGTGATGGTGAAAACACCTGGAGTTCAACCGGAAAGAAAGGGTAGTAGAGATAATCCTGATTATGGAAAACCAATAGAGGATGATGGTTCATCTGTCAAACAAGCAAAGTTTGCTCAAACTGCCACCGGTGCTCCAAGAAAAGGTAGAAGTGAAACAAGACCGATGACGGTTGCATATAGATCTCCGTCAGCGTCAAAGGAAACTGGAGTTAAAACTGGAAATCAAACTACATTCTCCCAATTTACAGCAAGGTCCGATACTCCCCAGCAAAGGAGAGAAAGAGAGCAAAATGCTTCACGGAGAGAACAGCAGGCAACAGAAAGAGAAGCAAGAAGGAGGCAGATTCTTCAAAAGAGAATAGGATCTTTACCCTCAAGATTCCAGGCACAAGCATTAAGAAATGCACAAGCAAGAGAAAGATTTAGTAGTGAGTTAAATCAGGAGTAATCTTATGGCAGCATTACCAGCAGGAGAAACTTTTAATGAGCAAATGTGGGTTGTATTTTTTGCTCTATCTAGAAATGATCCAACTCTAAGTAAAATTGATGAAAATACTTGGATAGAACTTTATAGCAAAAAAGATAGTAATAAATTTAGCAAATTTTTGAAAGAAAGAGATATTGAATGGTGTGTAAAAAATATGCCCCTAGACAGCAGATTTAATAGAGCAGATTTAAAAGCAGCACAAGCAAAGTTTCCAAAAAGTGGATTGGATTGGCATAATGCTTTAAAGTCTCAAGTAGTTAGTTTTAGAAAACATCAGAAGGGAAAAATAGCATCATCACCAACATTCAAGGTGACTAGACAGGGAGAGTTTTACACATTATCTAACTTAACTCCATTTCTAAAAAATGTTAAATCTGCTTTTGGTGCAAAGTTTGCTGACGATAGATGGAATCCTGCTGACGTTTGGTTTTATAAAGATGCTGCGGTTAAGGAAATACGAGATTTAATTTCACACAGTTCTGTCATGGACAGTACCTTTATGAGTGCCCTTCCAAAATCAAAGCAAAAAGCGATTGCAATATATGATGTAAAGCAAATGAATGAACTCTTGTTGGTGCTATATGAAAAAAATATTCTTATTCCTGTTTCCTTGAAAAAAGCAACTGGTTCTGGTGCGGTGTATACAAGTAGGGTTGGTATTAATAATGGCAGAAAAGATAAAGATAATCAACCAAAAGATCCAGAAATAACTAAGAAACAATATCCAATAACTGCTGATGGTAATGATTATATTGTTGGTGGAAAAAGATCTGATGGGGGTAGAAATTTAAAGTATGATTTAAAAACACAAGTTGCCACTTTGGACAAAAATGGAAAGCAAGTTATAAAAACTGAATATGATTATGTAAATCCAGGAACTACTAATAATATTGTTGTGGCATCTTCTGGAGAATTTGGTGCTGCTGGTGGTGGATCAATATCAATGGATCAAGCAGAAAGTGTCTTTTACACTGCGAGAGGAAAGAGTGCAGTTAATAAGGCTAGAAGAAATGCTGTCCCCAATAATGCAAATATATTGACCGATGTTTATGGTAACGATATTGATAGATCTAAACAATATATGTCAAATATGGCAGAACAATTAGATCCAACTAAAACATCTGGAGATATCAAATTAGGAAATAAAAAATTAAATAAAAGTGCCGAACTAAAATACGCTAAAGATGCTCAGAATAAGTTAGAGATGGCACTTGCAATAAAGGAGTCTGGTAAAGAAGATGAAATTATTATAGATCTATGGAAGTCCTGTACCAGTAAAGGTATTGTTCGTAGAAAAGACTTTGAAAGAATTTTAGGAAGGGCTGCAAGAGAAGAAAAATACAGAGCAAAAAAACTTGGAAAATCAATATCAATGGATGAAGCAGAAAAGATTGCATTTGACAAATTATCTGCAAAGGTCTCTCCATCTACTACAATACCAGCATCAGTACATCTAAAACTCTATTGATTATGAACCCACAAGTTACAGAATTATTACAGTCTTTTGAGACGGACTCAAAGGCACCGAAAAGGAAGTATAATGACTTCCTTGCTCACGTCTACACAACCTTTGACAAGCACATCTCATTATGCAAGTCAGATAAGATGATGAATAAATATAAGAAAATGAGGAATAGTGTCCTCAGTTACATTGTTGCCAACGAAAAATCTATAATTAAAAAACTGAGTAAGTAATGAAGAGCTTCTTCCAATTTTTATCTGAATCAACCGCAGTTCAGCAGGCAGCACGTCTGGGACTGAAAGGTGATGGTCATGGTGGGTGGTATGATAACAAAGGTGAGTTCGTTGCAAAGACAGAAAAAGGAAGACTGAAGTTTTATAATAAGCGTCAGAGAGTCGGACAGCAGGATCCACCACAATCAGATAAGGAAAAGAGATTATCTCAAACATCATACGAAACAGAACCAGCACAACAAGAGGCACCTGCCCAACAACAAGAACCACAGGCACAGCAACCAGTGGAGATGGTTCCGCCAGAAGTAGAAAAAACTAAAGGAACTCTGACGATTGCTTTTGGTCGTTTTAATCCTCCGACCACGGGACACGAAAAACTTTTAGATACGGTCGCAACATCTTCTGATGATGGTGACTATGTAATTATTCCATCAAGAAGTCAAGATAAGAAAAAAAATCCTCTAGATCCAGATACAAAAGTCTCAATTATGAGACAAATGTATCCAAAGCATAGTGAAAAGATTGTGAATGATCCAGCAAATCGCACAATCTTTGATGTGCTCAAGAAAGCACACATGGATGGATATGCAAATGTAAGAATTGTTGGTGGTGGTGATAGAGTCAAAGAATTTGAGAATCTTTCTGGAAATTATAATGGAAAGCTATATCAGTTTGATAATATCGAAGTTCGTTCAGCAGGTGAAAGAGATCCTGACGCCGAAGATGATGTATCAGGAATGTCCGCATCAAAACAAAGAAAGGCAGCAGCAGAAGGTGACTTTAAAACCTTCCGTAAGGGAGTTCCTGCTTCAATGAATGATAAGCAGGCAAGAGAATTATATAATACTCTTCGTTCTGCGATGAATATTAAAGAGGGATGGAGTCTTTGGGAAATTGCTCCAAAGTTTGACTGGAAAAATCTTCGTGAAAATTATGTTCAAGAGAAAATTTTTAATATTGGGCAGTTGGTAGAAAATTTGAATACTGGATTAGTCGGAAAAATTATTCGTCGTGGGACAAATTATCTAATTTGTGTGACCGAAGATAATATTATGTTTAAATCTTGGATTAAGGATGTTGTTGAAACTAAAAATCACCAAGAAGTTCCGATGAGAAATTTAAAAGATCTTGTAAAGAAAGCAGTTAATAGAGTTGATAGTAATATTGATGGATTTGTGGATAAGGATGATAAAAAGGCAGGACCTTATGGTGCTTTTATTCCTACTGCTAAAAATCAAGGAAAAGTTTTTAGATCTATGCAAAAAGAACAAAAATTAACTAATGTTTCAGGTGTTCCTGCTGATCAAAGATTAGTTGGAACTGATGACTTTAGAAAATATGTAGAAACGATGGTTCCTGGAAATAGTTGGGGAATTCAATTCATAAATAAATATAGGAAAAAAGTAAGTAATTAAATCTCCTAATGGATAAACCTACAGCGGCTCCAGCAACGGGAGCAAAGCAGCAAATTGAAAAACAGGCAAGACAACTTGCATATGATACTCGTTATAAAGTGAAGCAAGCAATGTCTGCAAAAAGTGGAGCAAGACTGGATCCTGCTGCTGTAAGAAAAGCATATATGTCTCAACTTGGTAAATCATCTGCTGCTCCTGCAGTTAAAGCAAGGGCCAAGCAAATGTTACTTGGAGAAGATCTAATTGACGCAAGAGAACTAGCAAATAATTCTATTGTTTCTGCATTGTATACAGTATTCGTTGAAGGTGTAGAGAAAGAAGTAGTTATTGAGGAAAATGAGTATGTTCAGCAACTTAATGAAATGGAAGAAAAAAAATATAAGATCAAAGTTACTGATAAGAAAACAGGTAACACTTATGTGAGAATGGCTACTCGTGAGAAGATTAGAGAACTTCGTGCAAATCCAAATATTTCTTCTGTCGAAATGACTTCATATGGTGAAGTTAGTAAGAGTGAAAGTGAAAGTGGATCTCAAACTGCTGCAGTAAAAGCAGGTAAAGATTATGATGGAGATGGAAAAGTTGAAAGCGGTGCTAAAGAGTATCGTGGTGCTGTTCATAATGCAATTCAACGTAAAAAGGGTTTAAAACCAGATGGACAAGACACTTCAAGTGTAAAAGAAGAAATAATTTATGAAAAAGAAAATGTAAAAGTAAAAAAAATTACTGGCGAAAAGGTGGATAATTATAGAACAAAAGCAGTTAAAGTTTCTCCAGATATGAGTGAGCAAGTAGGTACTTTAGGAAATGAAAAAGAAGAAAAGACTTCTACAAAACCTTCTCCAGAGGAAATGAAGAATCTTGAAATGAAAAAAAAAATTCTCCAGAAGAAATTAATGTTGCAGAGACAAACAATGCAACTACAGAAGCAAGGAAAACTTCCTTTAAATTATTCTGAAGAAAATCAAATTGAAGAGAAAATGAATCTTGCTACTGCAGATATAGGTGATGTTGTGAAGGATTTTAGAACATCTGATGCACCTCAATTTAAAGGTAAATCAAAGAAAAAACGTCACCAAATGGCAATTGCTGCCGCATTAACTGCTAGACGTGGAGGACGTAAACTGGGGGAAGAATATAGTGACGAAAATCAAAATAAAAACAAAAAAACTAAAGAAATTGCAAATGATTCTAGAGAAATCTCAACAAAGATGAATCTAGTTAAAAATAAATTCCGTGCAATGGGTCTTAAAATGTCTTATGAACCTGCAGGTGAAGTTCTTGATGAAGAAGATCCTTGTTGGAAAGGATATACTCAGGTTGGAATGAAGAAAAAAAATGGAAAAGAAGTTCCAAATTGTGTACCTTCAAAGGGTGTTCCAAAAGCAAAGGGATATAAAAATGAAGAAATTGAAGTAGAAGGTGAAATGATTGATGAAAGAAGAAGAGAAGATAAAGGAACTCCAAGAGGGCCAGAACCAAGTGCTGCATTTAAATTAGTTTCTAAGTCAATGGGTGCTGGTAGAATGGGTGTTCAACCAAGAGGGCAAAAAAAAGTTCCCGGTAAACTACCACCAAAGGCTGGTGAATATGGTGCTCCAGAGTCTCCTGCTCAAAAGGTAGCAAAGCGTCGTGCTGCTACACAAAGAGCAAAGGAACTGGAACAAGATACTAGAGGAACTTAATTCCTAAATAATTACAACCACTTCCATAGGAGGAAGAACAATGAACTGGAACGTTTTACTTAAGGGCGGTGAAGTAGTTGTAGGATGGTTTTGGAAGAGTTGTGAAGTCAAAAAATTCACAGTTCATCTTCTTGAAAAATATGTAAAGTCAACCGATAATGATGTTGATGATAAACTCGTAGAATTAGTAAGAGCTGCTCTACTTAAGGGTTGCTGATGATTACTTGGTATAGTTGTTTACTATTAAATAGTGGATTAACTATATTATTTGCAGTGCTTTATACTTTATCTGAGTATATTGGAAGAAATCCTAATATAAAAGAAAATACTTTATATCAGTTTATACATCATTTTTTAATCGCAGTAACAAGTAAAAATAAATCAAAAGAGAAGTAAGCACTTCTCTTTTTTTATAAATATCCTTAGAAAAGAATTTATAGGTAAAGAAACATGTCTCTTTGGGGCAATAAAGATTCAGTTTATTCTGATGGAACTATTAGTGTTAATCTTGAAAATGGCGAAGTTAGTGGTACTACTGGTGTAGTTACATTTACTTCCGCTGTTTCTGAAGGTGATGTGCTTACTGTTGGAACTGGTGCAACTTACGGATATGCAGTTATCACTGGTGTTTCATCAACTAGATTATCCATTGCTTCTACTGCTGGATTTGTGAGTGGATTAACCACAGTTCCTGCTGGAACATCTTACAATATTTCAGAAGAACCAATTTATATTCTCGGTGATTCAATCTATAGAGCACCAGAATTAAAGACTGTTGGATATTCGACAAGTCCAGTATTCACTGGAGTATTTGGTGTAAGTGCAGAAGAAGTTGGTACTGCAGCAACCATCACTGTCGGTGAAAAGGCAGCTGCTTACGCTGTTTCTCACAGTGGGTGGGTTGGTGTTACAACTTATATTGATACTCACGGTAATCTAAGAGTTAAGAGTGAAGTATTAGTTGCTGGTGGCATTGACTCTGCTGCAGGAACTGATGCTGATGATGATACAGTATTCCCAGATCCAACAATTATTATTTTAACGGATGTTGTTGATGTGGTTGGAATTGCAACTACAGGAACTGCAACGTTTAGTGTAGTTGCTTCTGTATTTCCAGATTATGCTCCTCTTACTTATCAGTGGTATGAGGATACCACAGCACTTAGTAATGGTGGAGATTACTCTGGCACTACAACTTCTGTTCTTACCGTTGCAAATGACAGCGATAAGGATGATGGTAGAGAGTACAGTGTTGTAATTGCTTCTGGTGATACTTCAGTAACTTCTGGTGTAGGAACTATTACATATGCGTCCCCTTGATGATGTATGAGATTTGATGAGTTGAATGAGAGTAATTATTTACTCTTTGCTATAAAGTTCTATGATAATCCTCAAGCAGTTACAAAGGAAGATTTTGAGGATGATTTAAAGCGAATTAAATATATTAAAAGATTATTAAAACGATATAAAAATACAGGAGTTTTAAAGACCCATTTAATTTTAAATCATCTAATTATTCTTTTTAATGTTTTTAATGATGCTACAATACCTTTACTATTTTATAATTTGGAAAAAGATTTATGGCCAGCGATCAAAAGCTTTCTTTTATTTTTAAATAGAGTTCCTGAATATCCTAAAACTCAAATAAATTATGTTTTAGAAGACGTTGAATGTTTAAAACTACTCCAAGAAATCTGATGGATAAGGTAGATAAATTAATTCAAATTATTCATAATTTTAAGGAAGAAGTTGGGGCATCAATTGTTAATGTAGTTGGTTCTGGTCAAATTGCAGGAACAAAAGAAGCAGGAGATGATCCACCTGTTTATAAAAAAAGATCAAAAAAATTTATCTATGGTGGAAAAAATTCACGAAAGTGGTGGTTACAATATTTAAGGAAGAACTAAAATGTTTTCACAAGAATCAAAATTAGCGGTTCTTGAATCTAAACTTGGTATTTATGAGGACCTATCCCGTGAAATGCTTTCTAAATTAGAAGCAGCAGTAGATAAAATATCAGAAGGTAATGCCCGTATTGCAACAATTCTTGCAAAACACGATGAACGTATAGAACAAAGTATAAAAACTGATGAACTTATTATTAGAATAATAGATGAAGTAAAGAAAGAAAATAAAGATGACCATGCAAAAGTAATAAAAAGAATAGAAGGATTGGAATCTAAATTAGAAGAATTTGTTAAGTTTCGTTGGATACTTGCTGGAGCAGTAATTATAATATCCTTCGCGTTTTCACAATCTCCACTTGTAGTAGATATCTTGACTCCAAACGTCCAACCTGCTAGAATAGAATCCACGAAGTAATAATTTCTTCATAATGGATTTGATTGACTCCAAGTATATTGGACTCGTTTCGTCACGCTTACAAAAGTTTAAGAGAGTCAAAGCAGATCTCTACAATTTCCGCTGCCCTATTTGTGGAGACTCTCAGAAGAACAAAAACAAGACCAGAGGATACTTATATCCTGTCAAAAACAACACAAACTTTAAGTGTCACAATTGCGGAGCAAGTCTATCCTTTAACAACTTTCTGAAAGAGATAGACCCCACGCTTCATAAGCAATATACTCTTGAGAAGTTTAAAGAGGGGCATACGGGTAGAAACTTTGTGGTTGAGGAACCTAAGTTTGAGTTTGTGAAACCAGTGTTTAAAAAGAAACTGGACCTACCCAAAGCATCAGAAAATTCTATTGCCAGAGAATATCTGGAAAAAAGAAAACTTAATCCTGAAAAGTTTTATTTTGCTCACAATTTTAAACAGTGGACAAACACTCAAAAACAAACTTTTGACACTATTGGTAGGGATGAGAGCCGCATTATTATACCAATGTATGATGCAGATTCTAACTTGATAGGTTTTCAGGGAAGAGCACTCGGACCCTCTCCCAATAAATACATCACTGTTATGATTTCTGATGACTCGCCCAAACTTTACGGACTGGAAAAAGTGGATTCTTCGAAATCCATTTACATTGTTGAGGGACCCTTCGACTCCACGTTTATCGAAAATGCTGTTGCTATGTGTGGGT